TGCCGGGATGAACCAAAAGGAGGTGTGAAACACCGATGGGATGCTCACCGTCCAAGCCACCCGGGTGGTGTCTTTGACCATGAGACCGTCGCCATATCGGCCGGCGGCATAGGCGACGCCTGCCGCTTGGCTTAAGACTGGATTGCCTAGCCCTGCGGTAGAACCGTTCAGACGCCATCCGTAGACTTCGCCGGCTTGCAGTGCATCTTCCCGGGCGATCTGGAAGCGGGCATCCACGTTGGCAATCGCGCCGTCATAGGCCCACTGACGCCTTGCAGCATCGCTGCTCCAGGGGAAATTCGCCTCCAGCCATGTGGTCCGGTCATCAACCGAGGCCCCGAGGCTATTGAGCAGCGTGTTCTGGGCGCGGATGGGGGAAACAAGGTCCACCTCAAAGAGGTACTCAGCCGTCTGGGCACCGGTGCTCATACGCAGGGCGTTTCGACCGTTGACCGAGACCACAGAAGCGAAGTGCTTGGTGCCGGGAAATCCCAGCGCCTGCTCATCGCGCGCCAGGATCAAATTGGCGTTCTGCGGCTGGGCAACCACCGTCGAGACAAATGTCGGCGTGTCGCTGTAGATGCCTGGGGAGGCAATCGCCTTGATCCAAAACTTGCGCTCTCCGTCAAACCCTGAGGGCAGCGTGTAGCTGGTGGATTTGACCTCAGCCACAAAGAGCGAGGCATCCCAGGCCGCGCCCTCACGAAGCTCATACCCGACAACTTCGGGTTCAGGATTGGGCTGCCACCGAAACTCCAGCCGGTTTGCCGACTGCACCACATCGAACTGACGCACGGTCGAGGGCGCTTGTAGGCTCAGCACAAAGGTTGTGACGTGGGCGCTGTAATTGCCCGAAGTGTCGTAGGCCCGAATGTGATACGGGTAGAGGCCTGCCGCGCTTTGGTCGTGGACCATCTGCGTGCCCGCAGTCTTGGCCACCAACTGGCCGTTATCCCAACCAGCACCCACGCGGACCTCGTAGCCAGCAAGGTCTGCATCTTGGAGTTCATCCCAAGAAATCAGCAGATCGGAGACCCGGCGCTGGACTAAGAAGCCCGTGACGTCGGAAGGCGGCAGGGTCTTACCCAGAATCGTTGCGCTCAGGGTCGCAGGAACGCTTTCCTTGCGCGTGATCCCGATCGCACGCAGGCTGAATTCATACGCGCCTTCTTGTGCATCCCGGATTTCGACGTAGTTGGCGCTGGTAAGCGGAAGACTCACGAAGTTGCCGCCTGCCACCCGGTAGGAGAGCCGGTACGCAACAGCGGTCTGCACCTCGTTCCAGGACACCTGAACCAGCACCTGCGCCTGGTCTTTGACCCGGTACAGGCTCTCCTGCATGGAGAGCCCAGTCGGTGCCGGTGGCATATCCGACAGGACGGTGATCGAGCGGGGCTGCAATGCCAGTCCCTTTTCAATCGCATCGAACTTGCTCGGGTTATGAGCGAGTGCGGTGACCTCGTGCACCCCAGGATCCCGCTCAGCGACTGCAACCACCCGAAAGAGTTGCGGCTCGATGATGGTCGATGAAAGCACCCAAATGGCACCAGCCTGCGGTACCGCACTGAATGGGATCGTCACCGTCAGGGCTCGACCCGAAATCGGACCTACCAGCCGCTCCTCAACCACCCCAGTGGGCAAAATGACCGATAGCCGCCATGGGAGATCCGCTGGCAGGTCATGATCCAAAGTGACCGTGCTGGCAGTTGCCGCAGCGATCCTGCCCCCAAGGCGCATGCCGCCTCGAACTGGATCAGCGACCTTGATGACGTCACCCGGACGCACCACGGCCCCCTCCAGGCCCGTGCGAAAGGTGACGATCTCGGATTCCGACTGCTCGGAATACAAGAACCACTTACCCACGCGGTGAGCCTGACCCCTTGAGGTACATCCCAGCGCCACGACTTCACTTTGCACGATGCCGTAGCGGGCGATGCCGGCGGCGTCCTCGACGTACTCCACCTTTTGCCGGTAGAAGTCTTCTGGATCGTTCCAGGTGACCAAGGCAACCGTGTGCCGCGCCTTCGCCGAAGACCCCTGATAGGCAAATTCGCCATCCACGACATTGCTGGGGGCGAACTGGTAGACCGGATCAGCGGGTGCATCCTGCGTGACCGTGATCGCGCCACCAGACCAGTACACCATGCCCCGAAAGATCGAGGCCATGTCCTGCACGACCTTGTAGGCCTGCTCCCGCGTCTGGAGGTACAGGTTGCAGGTAAAGCGCGACTCAAAACCGCCCAGCCCGTTGGGAACCAACTGGTCGCAGTATTGAGCCACCCGGTAGAGCGCCCACTTGTCGACTTGGGCCTCAGGGATGTAGCCACCCAAGCCATAGCGGGTGCTGGTCACCAGGTCGTAAAAGCACCAGGCAGGGTTATCGGTCCAGGCAATCTTGAATGTGCCATTCCACACACCGCTGTAAGCGCGCGTGGCTGGGTCGTAGTTCACAGGAACGCGAACCCGCAGCAACTTCATGTCATAACTGCGCCGCGGGATGCTCGAGAACTGGGAGGCATCGACCCGGAGCGCCACCAGGGCACTGTTAGGGTAGCGCAGTTTGCTCTCGATGACCTCGGTGTAGGACTCCACAAAGGTCTTGTTCTGGACCGCACTCGATGTGGAGTCCGCCGTGATCCGGCGCACACGGATATCCCAGGGGCCACTGCCCGTGAGAGGCACGTAGTAACTGCGTTGGTATTTGGTCGTGGTCTTACCGGAGATCGTGTCGTTGATCATCTCCACGAACCCACCGCCGTTCATTTGGCGATCGATCGCAAAGTTCACCGTACTGCCATTTAGATCGCCATTGGTCGTGTCCTGGTTGGTCAACTGCGGCACGCTCACCTTGACCCGAACGGCATCCACATCCGGATCGGTGATGGAGCGCACCACCGGCTGGCTCGCCTTGGCCTCTACTCCGACGACAACCTCGTTCTCAACAGCCGAGAAGCCGGGCACATAGCTTTGCTGCTGGCTGCCGTTGCGAGTCTCCAGGGTGACGCCAGAGAAGTTGGTCGAGCCATCAGGGTTCTGAATCGGCGTGTCGTCCAGGTAAACCGATTGCAGGCCGTCGACCAGCCCCTCGATCTCACCCTCGGAAATGAGGTCAACCACTCGCGCATAGGCTTTGGAACGCAGACTGTCGGGGGCCTCTTGCGCCACACGGGCGCTTCCTCCACCGCCTTTTCCGCCACCGCCCGCCCCAATGATGAGTTGGCTCATGCGGCGATCTCATCCACGTCAATGCCGGCGCTGATCACCGCCGAGCCCACTATCAATCGGCCGTAACCCACCGGCACGGGATGCCCCTGGGCGGTGGTGTTGACCGCACCATTGAAACTGTAGCTGGGCTTGTTTTCTGGGCGCTCAGAGGGCTCCGTGGCCTTGGGCGTTGGGGCAATCATCTGCGCCACGCCACCCAGAATCATGGCGGTGCCTACCGAATAGAGCGTGGCCTGAGACAAAAACGCACCCGAAGCTGCCCAGCCCAGCGGGTTCCACCAGGCCACGGCCAACAGGGCTGCACCCAGCAAGATCTGACCAAGGCCATTGCCACCCGCACCAGAGACCACCGGTGCAATCGTGATGCGGCTCTGTCCAGTCGGCTCATGCAAGCGCTCCAGCGTCAGCGCCTCACGGCCAGCCAGTACGCGGTACCCCACACCGCGCTCACCTGAGGCCACCAATTCCCGCTCGAAGGCGGGGAAATTGGCCGCCAGCGCCCGAATGGCCTCGGCAGCCGAGGAAATGGCTAGGCTATGCCTGCGGCCGAAGCGGCGCCCAAGTTCACCGAGAAGAATGATCGTGACCATGCCTGAGGATGTGTGTTGTGACTTTCTGCCAATAGCCGCCGTAGACATCACGGCTTGAAAGACGCCCTTGCAAGTGATGAAGGATCAGCCCGTCTCCTAGATAGACGGCTGCGTGATTCGGTACGGGGGATGCCACCTGCATCAGGAAGCAGTCCCCAACCTTTAGTTCGTCTGCATCCACCGGGAAGAAGCCAGCCTGGGCAAAGTTCTCCAGGTAGAGGTTCTCCCCGCGCTTCCACCAGTCGTCAAAGCGCGCGAAGTTGGGCAATTCCACCCCGCGCTCTGCTCGGAACCAGTCGCGCACCAGGGCGTAGCAGTCGAGCACGCCGTGAGACCATTCGCGGCCGACCAACGGGGCGACATAGCCCGACGGCTCGATACT